ATCAATTACAACTATTATTAGACCAATTAAATACTATATGGACTAATTTTATTCTATCTTTAAATAATATAGAATTCGAAGATATTACTAGTAATAATGATAAACCCTCTTCAGGAACTACTTTAGAAGAATATATAAAAGACCCTTCTAATTTAAGTACTATTATTACAGATCTTATTCTTCCTTCATATAAAACTTATTATGAAGTTAGAGTTAATGGACCTGGAACTCCTTTAATAGAAACAGGTATAAAAAAAACACCAATAAATTAAAATAATTTATATTTATTAAAAACTAATAGCAATGAAATTAAGTGCATTCGAAAAAATTATTAGAAAAGTTGTGCGTGAAGAAATTGATTATGCATTAAAACGTGAAATGGGTATGTTAAAAGAAGAATTATCTACATCTAAACCCATAATACAAGAGAAAATAGAAGATGATTCATTAAGGGAAGAATTTAGATCCAAATTAAAAAGCCAAATGCCTCCCCCTAATTTTAATACGGGTAATAATGCCCTTAATTCGCTTTTATCCGAAACTACAACATCTCCATCTCCTGAACAAACCTTTAATGATAATGACCCCGTAAACCAATTTATAAATAAGGATTGGACCCCAGTGATGAAAGCAATTGAAAAGAAAAAAGAATTTAGACCCTAATGGCTATTAAATTACGTAAACCTATTACAATTGACCCTGTTGACATTGATGAAAAAGTTGCAGTAGGGATACGTTTACCTTTTAATAGGAAAAAAATATTTAATTTAGATTATACAACAAAATTACATGCTAAATCTAAATTAATTAATGTATTATTGACTTCCCCAGGTGAAAGGTTACACCATCCTAATTTCGGTGTAGGGTTAAAAAATAAACTCTTCCAACAAAACACCCCAATAGCTGAAGATGAATTAAGGTCAATAATAACCCCCCAAGTTGAACAATATATTCCTGAAATTACTATAAAAAACATAACATTTAAAGATGAAAATATACAAGGTCATACCTTATATATAACAGTCAACTACAGTTTAAATAATAATGAGGAAGAAAACTCAGTTACTTTAAGTTTTACTAATGACATAGGTACAACATCAACTACTGATTTAAATAATTATCTTAATCTCCAATAATAAAGTATAATGGCATACTCAACAGCACAAAATAATACTAAACCTGTAAGGTATTTAGATAAGGATTTTAACGATTTTAAAAATGCTTTAATTAATATGGCAGAGGTATATTACCCTGACTTATTAAATGATTTTACTGAAGGGAGCCCAGGTACTATGTTTATTGAAATGGCATCTTATATAGGGGATGTACTTTCATTTTACACAGATACACAAATACAAGAAGTATTTTTACAACATGCCCAAGAAAGGGAAAACTTATTTGCATTAGCATATACTTTAGGATATACACCTACTGTTACTTCTCCCTCTATTGTAGATTTAGAATTATTTCAACAAATTCCCTCTAATGATAGTGGTGATCCGGATTGGAGATATGCTTATAAAGTAAGACAAAATTCTGACTTTTTACCTAATAACGGAAGTGAAATTAAATATATAATCGAAAAAGATGTAGATTTTGCTTTTTCATCATCTGCTGATCCTACTGAACAAACTATTTATTCTCTTAATAGTGGTCAACCTGATTATTTTTTACTTAAAAAAACCGTTAAAGCTATAAGTGCTGATATTAAAACTGCTACTTTTAATATACAAGGAGCTGAAAGATTTAAAACTATATCTTTAGATGATTCCAATATAATTGAAATCCAATCCATCACAGATTCAGAAGGTAATACTTGGACTGAAGTCCCCTATTTAGCTCAAGAAACTATATTTGAGGAAATTCCTAATAATGAAGCCTATGATCCTGATTTACCTCAATATAATGGACAGGTTCCTTATTTACTAAGAACTAAAAAAGTATCTAAAAGATTTGCTACTAGATTTAAATCTAATAAACAATTAGAAATCCAATTTGGTGCTGGATCAACGGGGGGTGATGATACTACTATTATTCCTAACCCAGATAATATTGGTTTAGGTATTAAAGATGGTAGATCATCTTTAGATAAATCTTATGATCCTTCAAATTTCTTATATACTAAAACTTATGGAGAAGTTCCCTCTAACACTGTTTTAACAGTTAAATATCTAGTAGGAGGTGGAATTCAGGCCAATACCAATTCAAACGTCATTAATAGAATAGGAAATGTAACCATAACACCTCGCCAAGGGAATTTAGATTCTTCAACATTTAATGCTGCTACAGATTCTTTAGCATGTACTAATCCTAAACCAGCTTTAGGAGGTGGCCCAGGTGATTCCACTCAAGATATTCGTTTAAATACTATGGCACAATTTGCTGCTCAAAAACGAACTGTGACTAAAGAAGATTATATATTTAGAACATTATCAATGCCTGTCCAATTTGGTAATGTAGCTAAAGCTTATATTGCCCAAGATAACCAAATATCCCTTGAAACTAATAAACGCATTGCCAATCCTAATGCCCTTAATTTATATACTTTAGGATTTAATTTTAATAAAAAGTTAGAAATCCTCCCAGATACTGCTAAAATTAATTTAGCTACTTATTTAGAACAATATAGAATGTTAACGGATGCTATTAATATAAAAAATGCATCTATTCTTAATTTTAATGTAGAATTTAACATTAGTGTTAAAAAAGGATTTAATAATGATTCTGTATTAATTAGATGCATTAATGGACTTAAAAATTTCTTTAATATTGATAATTGGCAGATTAATCAACCTATTATAAAAGGTGATATAAATAATCTCTTATATAACATCGATGGGGTTCAAAACGTAGATCAAATTTTATTTACAAATAAATATGGTATTAATGATGGGTATTCTCAATTTAAGTATAATTTTGAGGCAGCTACCCGAAATAATATTATATATCCCCCAGTAGATCCCTCAATATTTGAATTAAAATATCCTGATAGTGATATAATTGGTAGAGTAACTCGATAATCTATAATAATGGCACATTACTTTATTTTCCCAGAAAAGGATACTACAATATATTCTCACCCCACTAATCAATCCATTAACACGGGTATTGATGAAATATTAACATTAAGAGATGAACAATCTTTTACAGACAACAATTATTACCCCAGTAGAATATTAATTCAATTTAAAAACACTGAAGTAGATAATGTTATAAATAATATAGTTCAAGATAAAACCATTATTACTGCTAGTATAAAGTTATTACAAACTGAACATAAAGAATTAAGTATAGATCAACACTTAGAAATTTACCCCCTATCAGAAAGCTGGGTAAATGGTACTGGTCGTTTAGGTAATATACCTCAAATTACTGACGGAGTATCTTGGAATTATCGCGATGGAAGTGACAATGCCGTCAAATATAATACTATAGGAACTTATTGGAATACCGCTAGTTTATCTGCAGGAACCACAGGAAGTTGGACAGACGAAGCACAAGGAGGTGGTGTGTGGTACACAGGCTCAGGATTTGAAGTAACCCAAAGTTATGGCTTTAATGATGAATTAGATATATCATTAGATATTACATCTCCAGTCTTAAAACATTATAGTGCTAGTAATAATAATGCTATTTACCCTAATGGAATTACCAATAATGGATTTATAATAAAACGTTCAGAATCACAAGAATTTACAGCTATAAATGATGGAGAATTGAATTTCTTCTCAATGGATACTCATACTATATATCCACCTTATTTAGATATAGCATGGGATGATTCCTCTTATGATACTGATTCCGCTGTTTCTGATAAAATATTAAACACAGGTGAAATATATGTTACTTTAAGAAATAATAAAGGAGAATTTAAAACTATAGAGGAACCTAAATTTAGACTTAATGTTAGAGAATTATATCCTACACGTAAATTCGTTACTTCATCAAATTATCTAGATGTAAAATATTTTACCAGTAAATCTTTTTACTCTTTAGTTGATTATGCAACCGAAGAAACAGTTATACCATTTGGTCCTACTTCTAAATTAAGTGCGGATTCCGAAGGTATGTTTTTTAAATTATATATGAATGGATTGCAAGAAGAAAGATATTATAAACTTTTATTTAAACATGAAAATAATGATGGTGTAAGAGTATTCGATGAAAACTGTTATTTCAAAATAGTTAAAACATAATGGCTAAATCTTACGGAAATACTATTATAGAAGAAGAAAATTCCTCTCGTCTTCCTCTGGGTTCTAGAAGTAATACTTCTTTACCCCCTATTGTAGATGAAGATAATCCTATCCCTGATACTTATCAAGGTAATATAACTTTTACTAGGACTATATATAGTAAAGGAGAATTTAATAATAAAACTAATACATCATTTAACGAATTAAATAGTACTAATTTACCTATTGAAATTGATCAATTTTTTAATTTTTATAATGAAATATTTTTTGATATTCCTAGAGAAGGAGAAAATTCTCATACTACTTTAATGGAAAATAGTCTAGATTATATAGGAAGTTATAATAATCCACTTCAAGGAGTTATAGATAATTTAGAGACCCAAATATTGGAATTACAACAAACTATTAATATTTTAGAAAATGAAAATCAAACCCTATTATTAGGAAGTACTGGTGATTTAGAATCTGAAATTAATAATCAGGCAGCTCAAGCTGAATATGATGCATATCTAGCAGAAATTGGTAATGATATTAATAACCCCATTTTAACTTACTCAAAAATTGTAGCTAAACAGTCACAAGGGGGTTATGAAAGTAATTCAAATCGAAGAAAAAAAGACTTAGAACAGGCATATGAAAGGGCTAAAGCAAGTGATAAAAAATACCAAAATAGATCTACATCAGAATGGATAGCAGATGTTAAAAAATCTTCTAGTGGCAAAAAACAAGATGACCTTATTTTAGCTATAAAAAGAGTCAAACAAGACATTAAAAATAAGTTAAGCGATTTAAACCCCAATTCATAAATGGCTATATTAAGCACTCAAATAATAGAGACCCTTAATTCTCAAGACACAGAACAAATTTCTACTAAACAACTAGTAAGAAATTTTGGACAAAGTAATGATTTAGTAGTATTAAAAATACTAGACCAACAGGGGAAATTATTGTTATCTGATGAAAATTTCAGAGAATACACACCATATTATGATGCCCCCAGTACTACTAGTACACCTAAAATAACTTCTATAGATATAGATTATGAACAAGTTCTTAAAGATTATGGGTATACTTCAGGGACATATGTAATGAATTTTTCCTTTCAAAGGAAAATATTAAATGTTACTAAAGAAGCCTTTTCAATATCTGAAATTTCTCCCTCTAGAAGAGAAATCAGAATTACCCCTAATAGTATTAATCAATCAGATTTTGAAACAACTTTAGGGGTCTTAAATAGTATATTAAATTCTTCCCCTTTTGTAAGAGATATTAATTTAGTTACTTCTAAATCATCGACTTTAGTATTAAATTCTCTCTTAAGTAGAGATAAAACAGGGTTAATTAAATTATATAACCCTTTACCTTTTAACATTTCTGTAGGAAATTCTTTTAACATTACTGAAGAAGTAATTAATCCATTAGAAGTTACTATTAAACTGGAACAAGATAGTTTAATAGATACCAGTATTGATATTGGGGCTCCTAATTTTTCATTATCAAATGAAGATATATTTACAGTACCTAGTAGCCAAAAAACTTTTGATCAAATATTAAATAAGGGGTCTATAAGTTCTAGTTTTAATAATGTACAAAATATATTAAGTGGTAGCGGGGTTGAAATCGATTTAGAATTCGATAATCCTGATACCCCTACGGGATATCATTTTGAAAATTTTATTCATTTTAGTTCTGCTACTGAAAGACTTCAAAATTTTAAATATAAGTTAGAATTATTAGAAACCTATTCAGGCTCATTAGCAAATTTAGATAATATTACAGGAGACATAACATTATCTACTTTTGTAAGTGAAAATAAAAATATTTTATTAAAAAAACAAGATAGGTTAATCCAAGGTTTTGATTATTACGAAAGATATCTATATTATGAATCAGGAGCATATGCGTGGCCTAAAACGAATAATACTTTACCACACACAAATGCTAAAGTAAATTCTACAGCTGCTGTATCATGGCTGGGTGCCCCTGTAAGTGATTATAATAACATATATTATGGGGGGCAAATGTTAAGTGCTTCTAAATATGATGAAATTAACCAACATAATTTAATAAACACCATTCCACCTCATATTAAGGATAATACACAAAATGATAAGTATATCCTATTTGTTGAGATGATAGCCCAACATTTTGATGGTATCTGGGCTCATATAGATAGTATCACAGATATTAATGAAGCTTATAGTGGATTAAAAGATGGTATATCAAAAGATTTAGTATTAAATCAATTAACTTCAAGAGGTATTAGTGCTTATGATCAATTTTCAAATTCATCTCTATATGAATACCTTATTGGCGATGATGGAACAGGAACATTTGAATATAGCCCCACTGATGGATCAACTTTAATTTCTGCTTCTAATGCCCCTATTCCTAAAGGTGACATTGCAAAAGAAATTTGGAAACGATTATATCATAATTCATCATACCTTTTAAAAACTAAAGGTACTGAACGTGGATTAAAAGCATTAATTGCTTGTTATGGTATTCCTGAAACAGTTCTTCATGTTAAAGAGTATGGTGGTCCCTTAGTAGACAAAACAGGATTTAGAACATTTAGCTATCAAAAAGAAAGCCAAATGGTATCTAATGAAAATTCCCCTTCAAATAATTATGATTTTGCTGTATTTAGAACTAATAGATTATTTCATACTAGTTGGGGATCAGCAACTAACACTCCTAAAAGTGTTCAAGTAAGATATTTACCTGATAATAATTTTAAAACAGAAACCCAAACTATCCTAGCTACAGGAACAAGTACAGGAACAAGCGCTACAGGTAAAATTGCTATTCAAATTTCACAAAGTATAAATAATGATTTATATGAAAGTGGGTCATTTGCACATTTACTTATAGTAACAGGTAGTTCAGAAGATACTTTAGCTAATTCAAAAGTAGTATCTAGTTCATTAGTTCCATTTTTTAACGGCAAACCATGGAATATAAGTGTTATTTTTGACCACCAAAATACTGAGAATATAACAGCTTATGCTACTCAAACCACTTTTAATAAAAATACTTATATAGCTTCATGTAGTTTAAATGCTGAAAACTATTTTGACACAGCTATTGACCCAGCGAGTGAAACTTTATTTGTTTTACCTCTTCGCCAAGATTTAACTTTTATAGGAATTAGTGATAATGAAGAAAGAATAGAATACACAGGTTCTATACAAGAACTTAGAATATGGAGAGAAGTACTTAATGAATCTACTATAGTATCTCAATCTTTATCACCCTTTAATTATAA